TGCCCCCCTCATCAGGCTGTCAGTGTTTGAAATCTTGCTGTTTAGCTGGACGATGGCCGTCTCTATATTGGCAAGACGGTCGGTATTGTCTGCTGTCCGGCCAGTGTTGGCATTGATGCTATTCAATACCGCTAGCTTAGCATTCATTATCCGGACCTGTTCATTAAATACATTCGAATTGGAGCGGGCCAAATCCACAAGTTGAAGTTGAGCTAATCTCAAACCGCCGAACTCTGATTCCAGTCTGCCTGCTGTACTTTCGGTTATTCCGGAAATAGCCCCCGATAGACCAGATTCCTTGGAAGCTTTATCTGAATCGAAATTGACGCCAGTTGCTTGTTTTATGAGTTCAAACTGTTTCTGTGCATTTTCGACGATATCGTTATAAGCTTTTTGAAGTCCTGATATTTCGGATGCAGTTAAACCCTTTTTATCATTCTTTAGGGGGTCGGCCGCATCAGCAAATGACTCATACCAACCCTGCAATTGTGTTTCAAGAAAATCACGTTTCAACGATTGTAGGATAGCACGCTGCATGATCTTTTCAAAGCTGTCGGCAAAATCCTCGGCCGCAACGGTGCCCCTTTCGAACATTGAGACGATCTCATCTGTTATCCCGCCGAAAGTAGTACCCGTCAGTTCGGCCCGCATCTCGTTGAGGGCATTTTTCCACAGATCGTATTGCTCAATAATATTCCGGATCTTGCTGGCGGTTACCTCGTCGAATTTACCTTCATCCAGAAGCTGGGTTAACTTGGTGATTTCTTCCTGCGTGATATCTTCGATGGACGTCCACTGCAATCGGTAATCGTCAACCGATCCATCCATGAAAAATTTACGCGCCGCTTCCAGCATCTGTATTTCAGGCGCGTAGTCTTTTTGGAATGCGGGGAAAAACCAATTATCTTTTTGCCTATCCTTAATCTCACGAAGCCTCTTATCCAATTCCTCTATCGATCCGAATTGATTCAGGATTTGCACCAGATTGTCATTTTGGGCGTCTCCAGTTGACAGGAATTGACTGGTAGGTAAGTCCTTAATGCTGTTGTTTACGGAATCGAACGCCTGCTTAGCCGCATCGGCGTATGCCTTTACACGATCAGCACCGTATATATCGTTGATGAGTGAAAGTTGATATTCCAGGATCCGTGTCGCTGCGTCCAATTGCTTCAACTGAAACTCCTGAGCATGCTGCCGCTCTTTTTCAGCCTTCTGCCATTTCTTGTTTTGGCTATCCTCAATTGCCCCGACTACGCCACCGATGACGGAAAACACCGCACCAACTATAGAGGCGATGCCACCACCCTTCGAAAAGCCATCACCAACTTTACCGATCGTTTGCCCGAGCGTCTGAGACAATTGACCGACCTGGCCCACCATAGCACCGATGGTTTTGAGTGAGGTAGACAATGTTCCATCGAACTGCGTAGCTGTGTCAACTAGTCGACCAAAACCGTCAACCAGCTGAACAACGTTCCCAAAATTTTCGTTCTGCACAGATTCGGTGGTCATATCGAACCAATCGCCGAAAATCTTATTCAGTTGGGACTTGACATTGGGATCATCAATCCCATCGATGAGGCTATCGACGTATTTTCGACCTTGCTTCAACGCTTGTAACGAAATGCTGGTACCCGACATATCCAGCGTGCGAAGCAACTCCTGAAATTTCTCGTTTCCCTCTAATTCGGTTCTGTAAAGCTCGACCTCCTCATCCTCAAGCGCTTTTTTGCGCAGCTTTCTTCCCTCCTCGTCGAGAAGCCTCATATCTTCATCAGCCTGTCTATGTAGACGGGTGCGCTTTTGCTCGAAGGAAGCGTATGTTGTAAGTAGGTATCTCGTTCGCTCGTTGGTCCGGTCGCGCTCCGATTTATCGAATTCATCGAGCGAATCGTTCAAAGCTTTCAGCCGCTCTTGCTCGGGTCCGGTCAAAGATCCATAAATTGCGCCCCTTCCTTGCAGAGCAATTATTTCCCCCATAAGAAGCGAACGGTAATCGTCGGTGAAGTCCTTTTCGGTTTCGTACATCCTACGAGCCGCCTCGACACCGATTTCTCCCCTTGCGTCCTGAAATTTCCGGTAAATCTCCAGTTGGTTACCGAGCTGGGTTTTCAGTAATTCAGTTTCCTGATTATACCTTATGTTACCAGTCTCACGCTGTTCCAGATTATCAATAAGCTGGAAGGTACCAGCCTTGATTCGTTCATTAGCCGGTGCTTTTTTGTTGAAGTCCTCAATCTCCCGACGGAGATCAGTATAGAATTTTCTAGCTCGGGCTAATTCCTGTTCATTGTTAGAAAGTTCGGAATTACGTATCTCCGCCTCGTGGTCTGCCAACGACCTCAAAATATCTATTTTCTTTTCCGCAAACTTTTCAATAACCTTCAGCGTCTTTGACTGTTCGCCGGTAATCCGTGAACGTTCGGCTTCAAGTTTTTTGATCTCTCGGTCGATAGCTTGATATTCTTCACGAGTGGACGCGTTTGAGAGTGATTCCTTTTTGTCTTTAATTTCGGTATCAATATCCCCCAATGTCCGTCTTACGCTTACGGAGGTGTCAGCATTCTTGATATTATCAATCTTGGCGATAATGCTGTTTATCTGCATTTCAAGCGGATTTACATTCAGCATGCCAAGGCTTTGCTGCCAAGACTTAGTATGAAGTTCAGTTTCGCGGATTTTGTCGGATAATTCGCGGGTCTTTTGAAGCTGTCTTTCATAATAGGCCAACTTCTGTTCGTTTGTCATTTTTGACAACTCAAGAGCCTCATTTTCTCTTTCAAAGGAGTTTTGCAGGCTTTCCGCGTTGGTTTTTGCTATTTCGAGTTGTTCGTTTAATCCAAGTAGCGCCCGTGACAACGTACCACCTATATCGCCCGTTTGGTTGATGGTATCTTGGTATTCTTTCGCCTTATTGGTTAATTCGACAATCTCGTTTTGATATACCGCCAATCTATTCCCGATATCGTTAACTGCTTCACGATCTTGGAGATCATTGAGAAGCTTTTGAGCGTCGGCAATACTCAATAGCATAAACTTTTCCCTGCTCATATTATTGAGCCGATCGGGATATAGTGTTTTTAACCGTTCAAATGCTTTAACGCGCTGATATTCGGTGGAATTGGTATTCTGTATTACTGATAAGTATTCACCCGCTTTTATCTTTATGTCGTCCAGCCGGGCAGTTGCTTCCGTTTGCTCCCTGTTAAGCCTTTCTTGTGCTTTCTCTGCGGTTGAAAGTGAATCGCTAAGCTTGTATAGAATAAAAATCAATGCCCCAACAGCTGTCCCAAATGCTACATATGGATTCGCCAGCATAGTTCTGTTGAGTAGCTTTTGGGCAGCTTCTGCTAACAACAACGCTCTGTAGTGAAGCAATTGGGCAACTGTCCAGCCTCGTGTAGTCGCAATAGCTATGCTTTGGGCTGCAGCCGTCGCTATCACCGCTGCCCGATATGATCCGTAGGTAAACGCAATTCCGGTAATGATATCGAGAACGGCCTCATAGTTTTCCACCAAGAAGGAAAGTCCTTGTATACTGGCACTGATCACGCCTTCTTGTTCCGTGCCTATCTTATTAAGCATGATGTCAAAAGCGTCGCCCAGGCGTTCAAGCTCTCCTTGGATAGTTCTGCTTTGTTTTGCCATCAGGCCCCCGAACATACTACCCTCGGCGGTCATGTTTTTGAACGCTTTCTCTACTTCCGCGAATCCTACCTTTCCTGCCGAAACCAAATCGTTTACTTTACCTTCAGCGACACCCAGCACTTTGGCAAGCTCACGGTAAATAGGAATACCACGACCGGCAAACTGGCGGATATCCATCATGTAGGCCCGGCCCTGAGTTCTTAATGTACCATATAGGTAAACTAGATCACCTATTGGCTGTGACACACCCGAAGCGACATCGCCAAGCATCCGTAGTTCGTCCCTGACATTTTCAACGTTAGAACCGTATGCCAATAACTGTTTAGCTGCGTTTGCCGCATCTTTCATCCCAAAAGGAGTGGTCGCTGCAAACTTGATTAGGTCTTGTGTGAGCCGGTCAGCCTTCTGCTTGCTTCCAAGCATAGTGGTAAACGCTATGTCGAGTTGCTGGAATTCCGATCTCACTCGGATCAGATCTCGGACAAATCCCTGGGCGGCGTTCAGCGTAAGAAAACCAGCCGCCGCCTTCGACATCCGGGAAAATAGGTTATCTATGTCGTTACCACTCCTCACGACATTATCGGAAAGCCGATTCAAACGGGCTTCCATACGATTGATTTGCGCTTGGAATTGTGAATCCCTGATAAGCGCATCCCATTCTAACCTATTTACCTCAAGAGACATTTATCGCCTTAGTAAGCTCGTCTAGTTCATCTTTAGGATCGACCAATTTCCCGTTGTCCGATTCTGCGTTTTTGACCGGTGGAATGGTTGCCATATCCATTATGAAATTATCATAGGAAAGCTCCCAAAGCACATAGTCACGGCTTTCGCCGAAGTATTTCCGATAGCTATTTACCGCTGCCCACGGGCTATTATCTCCCGGGTATCTTTTAGGCTCGCTTATGTCGTTTCCGGATCCTTCTCCGTCAGATTCTCCGTCCCGACCACTAAGGCGATAGATTTCATAAAAGCCTGTATGTCCATCTTCGACAGCACTAAATCGAGTATGTCGGCACATTTTTCGTCATCCATCCACCTCAACGCATCTAGTAGTTGCGGGGACGGCTCATGCCGGTCGTTCTGTAGTGCTACTGCAGTTATATAAATAAGGTCATCGGTGAACACGGCTGATGCTTCCATGAACGATTTGACCACATTCCCCGGTTGTATAATTCCGGCAGGCAATTTCACGGCCCTAGATGCGATGCGATACCTGTTACCTACGCTTATCTTCCTCATCTGATAGTTAAGCGACCTGGGCTTGATACCAATTTTCATAAGTAGCCGATGTAAGACATTGCGTGGTGTGATCGGCACTTCGATGACACCTAGACTTTCATCCGCGAAAACCTGCGCAGCTTTCGATAGAATTTCGTTGCTCATACGATCAATTTGAAAATCCCCCATGTCTCAGGGGGATTTCATTAGGTAGCTGGTGCGTCAGTGAATTTGACTGTCTTGACACCTGCTTTGGTTGGAGGTAGACCGGTACCTTTCACGGAAAGCCTACCGAGCTGAGCCTTGTCAAGATTGAACTGTGGCCGAGCTAGTATTTTAACCCGTGGAAGAGCAATCTTTACACCGTTGCGGGTTTCGCACTCAACAGACTTTTCGATGAAAACAACATCATCACCCTCCCAGGTATCGGGCGCGCCGGAGGTTCCGGCAGTATAAGTTCCACCACAAACGTCACCCAGTGTTTTCGCGCTGACGTTGTATGATTCAAGGTTAAGTTCCCATTTTCCGGATTGGGTCAAAAGCGTATCGAATGCAGCATCAACCTCCTCGACCTCGATATCCTCTGTTGATGGCTCGGTGTAAATCAACGAAGCGGAACCCTTTACGGTTGCGCCGAGCAATTCCGTTAAAGTGGTACCCATGTCGCCGTCGGCGGCGGGGTCACCCATCAAGACGGCTTTTAAGCCGAAAATCTTTTTTGCCATGACAATTTTACTTTATTGTGAAAAATTCAATTCTAAATCCAGCGTAATGCTGGTCATTAGTGTCCTCGTAAGTGCTTTCATGCACTATTTCGAATGCGTATGTTCCGTCATTTGCCCAAACCTCATCCGGAATCGATGCTTGCACCAGTTTGGCTACATACAGTAATCTTGCTGTGTCCGGCTGACTCCTGTCATTGTTCAAATCGGGGTATTGCAGCGGATCAAGGTTAGGCACGTAAACATTAAACAACAACACGCCTTTCTGTACTGGCTCTCGGTTGTTACCAAGCGTCCCGATGACCATATCCTCCCTCTTTGAATTCTGTGGTCGCCGAAACTTGCAAATCTTACCATTGGGCTTGTTTGCATCGGAAGACAGTGCGCTCGAAGCAACGTGCGCGTATAGTATATTTACCATCTCAAGCGATGTAACTGCCATCAGAATCTATCTTTTAACCTTTGCATAGCCTGTTTGAGCATGACCTCAGCTACCAGTCCACTGCCCGTTATCACATCCTTGCCCCTGCTTTCGACCGCCGCTGCGTAACTCATCCCAGCCACAACTATCAGTGCATACCCACGCGGAAACTTCCCTTTTAGCTCATCAATGAAACTTTTTGCAGCCTGAACTCCGGTAGCCTTGTCGGTACCTGAATTTGATTGCTCGAAGTTTTCATTTACCGTTTCGCCATTCCGCAACACAGCAAATCCAATGGAACTGCGGAGATTACCGGTAACGTCATTGAATCCACCGGTTGACGCATTTTTGCTCCGCGCCATCTTCACAAACTCAAAACCTATAAGTTCCAGCCTGCTTATGATAGCATCGGCGAGTTGACTGCGTTTGTTACGCATTGTCCTGCGGACATCAGCCTTGGTAAACCTTGGTTTCATACCCATATCACGGCGTGTTTTTGGTATCCGAAAGGCATAAGTACTGCACCTCCTCCGATTTTCTCATCTTCCTTGAAAATCTCTACCAATGTCCCATCAGTTAGCCCCGATGGAAATTCGTCAAGAAAGATTTTGAAGCTGAAAACAACATCTTGACCGTCATTGCTCTTTATGGTTTTACCGCTTCCGTTAGGCTCTGCCCTGCAACTTACCTCATGGTCCGTTACAGTGATGGTACCTGGAACCAAATCCCCGTTGCCATTGGTAGTGCTACCCGTGGTAACAGACGTTTTGAACTTCAGGATATGTACCCTTTTGAACAGCATATCAGTTATCCCACTTGTAGGCTGAAATCTTAGGAATGCCACCAATGCTAGCAATGACGTCTTTAAGGCCATGCTTTTTAGCAAGGAAAAGCAACCTATCCTTAATGCCCTGCAAGCTTCGTGATTCACTCAAACCGCCCTCGCTTTCCGAACTTATAGCCATAAGGCTTTGCAGTAACGGAATGGCCGCGATTTCAAGTTCTTTCAGTCCGCCTTGTTCGAATTGATCGTCACCATCGATACCAGCTTCCGTTAAGAATGTATCGACCGTGTTGTTATCAACCCCAACCTGAACGACTCCAAGAAAGGCTACTTTTTTGGTCTGCATTTTAAAGAACGATTATTTACTTTCCTCAATGATGCCCTGTGAAAGCAGGTTACGAAGCCGTTCTGGTGAAAAGCTAGACACATCGAATCCAGCCTCGCGGATGATACCGCCACTCTCCTTGTCAGCGAACCTCTTTCCACTTGCTACGACATACTTTGCTTTGCGGTTCAAGACTACTTCTGGCTTCTTTTCCTCTGTCTCCACCTTTCCATTAGCCGAATGCAGAATGTCGCGTACCACGTCCTTTGCGTTATCATTGAAGCTTTTAATAGCCTCAATAACCTCATTATTGGAATCGATGACCCTTTGGTTTGATTCAATAATTTGGTTAACCCATTCGGGATCTTCCGGCTCCAAATGTTTCCCTTCCGGCGCTTCGTCAAAGGTTGAGTCACCGAAATCAGGTTCTTTAAAAGCAGTGTCGGCATCGGAAGGCGCACCTTGTACGCCGTCCTCTACCTTTTTAACTTCTTCCTTTTTTGCCATGATTAAGCGGTTGCTACATCGGTTTGCAGAATGTATATACCATCGATCTGCTCTAAGGCAGGGAAGGCACTCAATTCCGCTTGCGTGTATTCTTTCCACGGATCGTTGTCCCGCCATTGCGATACAATCGTTCGATCGTAGTTGGCATAATTGACACCATTGACCGGCTCCCAGCCCTCTATTGCGACGGCGTTGTGAACGATACCAAGCTTGCCGGACGGAAGGAAAACAACATTTTCCTTTTTGAAAGGATTGATCGTCTCAATCTTGCCGTCCTTTTCAATACCTCGGCGTTCGTTGACAATTCGGATAGTGGGTAATTGATTTTCGACCAAATACTCATTCACCGAACTTAGGGTGACCTTATAGGTCAGGTTTGAACCTGGGTTGTACATAGCAGAAATATCAGCCTTTACAGCTGCCAGTTTCTTCATAGACAACCAGGTCTCACGGTCAATCCAAATTTCAGAGAAGGTGCGACCTTTTCCAGCAGCGTACGTAACAACATCATCGATGTCTTGGAAAGGATCCGCAGTCGGATCAGTCCATACCTTACCTACTGTTCTCTTTTGATCAGGAGCCGCTAACAATGAGACGGTCCCGAAATTCACGCCGTCGGGATTATTGAGAATTCCGACATTTACTTCAAAGGTCGAGATACCCTGCAAGAACATGATATCGATACGCTTATCCGTAGACGTCGACGCATTCTCTACGGCGTTCCAAAGCATGCCGATCAACAGGTTCAACCGCTGCTCGTCAGAAATCGGAAGTGTTTGCAGACTGCGGAGTTTCCGGTAGTCGTCTTGATTCATCGCAAACTTCTCTTTCATTGTAGGGATTTTACCCTCCAATTTTTCGAGTTTGTTGGATGAGCGCAACGGAGCCGGTGCGTCCGGGTCAACGATTGAAGCCGCAGCCTCGATCCGTGAACGCCCAATAGCAGTCGCAAAAGTCAATTCGATTTGAGGAATACCCCAATCTAAGTATTGACGCCAAATCGAGCCGCCGTACAGCAGTTGTATTTGGTTGTCGATTAGCGCTTGAAGATTTTGACCCTTGGCCAAGTCTCCAAACAGTGAAGCTACTACTGCCATCTTAAAACGATTGAGAATAAATGATCAATGGACCGAGAGCGGTCGCCAGTGCGGCAGAATACGGCACCCTACGCGCATATACCGTTGCGCGGATAACGATGCTAGTACTTTCGTTTTCTTCCACCTTTTGGTCCCGGTAAAGCAATCCGTTAACGCCCCCGAAGGACGAATTTGAAGCGCCCGTCGCACTGGAGGCGAAAACCATAGTGTCGGCGGTGACCTCTCCGATGGTTGTACCAACCGTTACGGTATCATAATCCGCGTTGGACGCGTCGATACTCGTAATAGCGTAAGCGGGACCACCAACAGTAGCAGCGAAATTGTCGCCAACTTTCAACAAAGATCCTTTGGCGATCTTATAGGCTGTAGCGGATGCCCCGGCATCTTCGACAACCTTGCCGGTTATCAGCGCCTTAGCGGTCCGGGTTGATTCGTTGAAGATCATGGGAGTTCCCGCTTTCAAAATGGCTCCTTTCGTAAGCCCGGTAATGTCAAGCAAAAAACCTCCCTGAGCTAACTGAATATCTTTACCCGAACCTTGAAACACGGGAATATCACCCGTGCTATCGGTTCTTTTATATCCAATTCCAGACATAATTTTTTAATTAAAATGAACTACTCCTTTGCTTTGGATGCCGCCGCCTCAACGTTCTTTTTAGCGAACTTGGCGATTGCATCCGATACGCCGGTGCTACTGGTTTTTACACCGGTAACTACCTTCCCGTCCCCAACTTCTGCGTTGATTACGGATTGTTTGATTTCGGTCCATTCGGATTCTATTTCTGCCAAGGCTTTTTCTGCATCGAAGTCTTCTCCGATTTGGTATCTACGAGCATACTTTTCAGGTATTCCCTTTGCTTTGGCCGCCGATACCAGTTCATCTACGGTTTTTTGAGCCTTTCCTGTGTAAACTTCTGATTTCAATTCCTTGAACTCGCCTCCTAAAAACTTAGTGAACCATGCTGGCGCTTCATCATCCTTTGGTTGCGGTGCTGGTGGAGTTGGTGACACAGGAGGTGTCGGCTCTTTAGCTTTCTTTAGAGCCTCCGTTACCCTTTTATCCCCCTCCGACTGCAACAAGTCTGCGTAATCCTTAATTGACACTGGTGAGTTGGCTTCAAAGTCATTGATTGCCCCCTCGATTTGGTTTTCGTCTGTCACTTTCTCGGCTAATTTTTTAGCGATAAGCGCCAGAACTACTTTCGGCACCCCTGCATGTTTGGACAGCAGTTGTGTCAATATTTTTTCCCACATACGTATGTTGTTTTTTGACTGGTATAAAGGTAGATAGTGCTATTTCATGCACATCGGAAAACCGGAAATGAGTTTATACATATTATACTATCTGTATAACATTCGCCAAATCCCCGTTTAAGGCAACAACTGAAAACATTATTTATTATACATACATATATTTGAAAATAAATTTGTGATATACATTTTATGTACGTATATTTGAATATTATTTCAAACAAAACAAATTATCATCATGAACATTTCACTTAACATCTTTGATCGCTTCATCGCAGCAATCACGAAAAAATCAAACACGAAATCAGCGCCTCAAATGAAAGTGGTATCGGTTGGCAATCCTCACAAGCTCGGCGATATCTTCGTTGAGTCCTGGGGCTATGAACAAACAAACGTCGACGCTTATCAGGTGGTAAAAGTCAATAAGGCGTCGGTGATCTTACGGGAGATATGTCTTGAAACGGTCGAATCAACCGGATGGGCTAGCGATAATGTAAAACCGGTAAAAGACAGCTTCGTAAGTGATGAAACTTACATTAAGATCGTGTCACAAAAAAATGGAGATTATTTGAAAGGTATCAAACACGGATGCCTCATTAAATATAAGGGAGGATCTTTGCATCGTTCTTGGTACGCATAAGATTTATACATTTTATACTAAAAGTATAATGAACAGCATAAGAAATGCAATCAAACTTCGCGACTGGCATGGTCGCGAAGTTTTGGTAAGGCCGGAGATACTTTCAAATGGTCGTGAGATATTTATCGATGCGCAAGGCCTTGCAACTGATACGTGTCGGGTATGCAGCACAATCTACACGGGCTGGTCGGGTCGCGAACGGATGTGCAGGTCGTGCTGCAGGGAGCAATATTCATAAACTCAAAAAATTAAGACATGAAAACATTCACAAAAATCTACAAGGCTGTAAACTTTGCTTTCGGAGAAATCGAATCAGCCCCGCAAACACCTGAAAATGCAAGCGCATTGCTTCGGATAAATAGCGCCGGCGAAATCAGATACCTCGGATTGGAATCGATCAATCACATCACCTGTCCAGGCGCTTTTGAAATCGATGTGCACTATCTCAAAGTGAAGCGTAATAATCCCGAGGTAAAGGCGCATCACTCATACGGGGTGATGCTTTACGACGCTAGTTTCGTTGAATTCTGCGTCAAGCACGAGCTGGCAGATATGTTTACGTACGAAAGTGAGTAGTTGTAAAAATTGATTAATTTTGAAAGGTATGGGAAATGTTATTGTTATTGATAAAGCTACGACTGTCGAGTTCGTTTCACAAGGTAAATTACCTCGGAAGTTAAAAAAGAAGCTCAAAAAGCAGGGGTTGCCCGTTATTAAATTTGAAGGTCAAATTGAAGGGTTTACAAAATGAACTGGATAGGCGTAAATGAGAGGTTGCCGGAAGAATCCGAAGAAGCGAAATTGCTTTTATTCTATGAGGACGGTACCTTCGATAAAGTTAGGTTTTACAACGGACAATTCGAGGGGTTGTTTGACCCGTTCGATGGAATTTGGTCACACACTGAGGGCACCCACTGGTGCGATGTGACGCCGCCAAACAAATAATTTGCTACTTTTGCATTGTTGACGCTTTACTTGGCTTTAAACCAGTTGGGGTACCACTTTAGGGATAATTCGGTTAACTACGTGTAGTTCGACCGGATGTTGGCTCGGAACCTCCGGTATCACGGTAAAGCAAAAATGCCCCTTATTGGGGCTTTTTTAATATCGCGATACAACGCCCGTCCTGGCCTGTAATTACTTTTTCGACCTTCTGTTTATACATGGTTGCGTTATGTATTAAAGCATTTGCGGTTTCTCGATCATATCCGTACTTCATTAGTGCAGTGTAATCGATTTCTGATTCACCAATTTCGGCTGCATTCCTGACCTCAGACATTAAATGATCTAGATCGTTATGATCAAAATTATACCGGACTCTTTTAGCTGTCATAATTGTTAATTTTTGTGTAAGCCCTATTGCTTACAAGACAAAAGTCAAGACAAAATCTCATATATAAAAGCAAAAAAGGTAAACGTAATTGTATACCGGCTAAATATTGATTTTATTATCTCTCACCCAATAAGGCTTAGATTTCCAGCGCTTGATTGAAGCGCGGTTTTCAGTAACATATCTCCAAAATCCGGCAGGTTCTTTCTTGACCGGATTTTTAAATTGGAAGCCATCTCCCCTACCGGCCAATAAAGCTTCTTCGTAAGCGTCGTATTCTTCCATCGAGGGTAAAATCGGCACGGTATAGCATATGCATTGTGGGTGCCAACCTACGAACTTGAAGTTTGAGGGGTATTTACCCGTCATATGGTCGCATATGTCGAACTTAGGGTGATTGGCAGAAAGCCGGACTTCAAAACCCAATATGAACTTCGTTCGTGAATACCGTTCACCGTCTGCAGTGCGATAGGACATGTTCGTTTCGGAGCGGGTGAGCCTCAACGCATTTTTGAAACTGGACCGGTAGATACCTTGACCAGGGTGATATTCCCGAGCGGCCTTACTTAGTACCAGTTTCTTATCAGCATTCCTTACACGCCTGAACAGCTTATTAGGTTCACGAAGATACTTCTTTTGTTCACTGGCCATCTTAGCGGCCGGCATACCCTCCGATATCCCCGTATACAATCCCTGTTCGATCTCGCTACGGAATTGACTGGAATACCGCCAAACACGTTCGGAAAGCTTCAATCCGTCTTTGCCTGCCGCGCGCTGCATAAATGCCGCCATTGCAGCCGTATTTCTACTGAAAATCGCTGCCTTGACATTTTCAGCGAAAGCACGATCACCCAGGTGGGTTTGAATAACGTCGTCTATCGACTGTTCGGCAAGCTCCCACTGTTCGGTAACACCATTGACAAGCAGCGTCACTACCTGTTCCTGAAATTCGGCCAATACATTATCGACCAGCTTATTGAGCTGCGGATATTTTGTAATGTCGAAAGTCTCGTTTTTAAGTTTGACCGATGCGGATCCGGAGAATATCTTATCTATGGCTTCGTAATATATCCGCTGCAATCGGCCCTGATATTTCTTTATATCGTTGAGGTGCCGCTTCTCATACTTTTTCCGGATGTCGTCTCGCTTAGCCATTATATAATTTACAGCGATTTTTGTATATAATTCCTATACAAAAGTTGTAGGTTAATAGTTCGGCATATCGTTTTCGTCGGTGGTAAATAGGCAGACAGGCGGCATAGAAACCCCGCAAATGGATAACACCAATGGACGGCCAGCTAACAACGCCTCCAGGTCTTCTTTGCTAGGCATCCAAACAGTATTAATGTATGGATGGCCGTTTTGATCTTTGCCGACATAGGCTGGCAAAGGTGAGCATTCTTCATCTGTCATGCCTTCCGGCTTGTTGAAGATTATGTTCCGTTCTTTGAAATCAATGGGTCTCATTGGTATCTATTTGGTAGGTTTTCACTTTGCAAAGAAGCGACACCGTAACCGTACAGTAGCCATTGTCTTGCACCAAGTTCAACGAATCTTTCAGGTATTTGATTTTGTTGCCTTTACTATCCCTAATCTCGAAATCTCCTTTCTCTGATACCGTTAATTCGTATAACATACTTTTTCTTTTTGTGGTAATTAAAAAAGCCGGAGGTCATCACTCCCCCGGCCCAAATCAACCTAAAACAAACTAAATAATGAACACACCGATTAATGGGACGGCTCCCGTAACTTTCGCCTGTTTATGCCCCGGCCGAAACCGGGGCCTCACTTAACCCGTGAGCAGGCTCCCTCATTTGGGGCGTAGATGCCCTCCCTCAGTTATCAATTGTAGCGGAGATCGGAATCGAACCGATGACCTTGAGATTATGAGACTCACGAGCTACCGCTGCTCTACCCCGCAATGTGACAACAAATGTAAACAACCGATTTGAATTATACAAATTATACTATTTGTATAATTATTCATCCAAAGTTGTCACACTTTCTTGTTGCAACTTTTGCCAATTAACTTTGCCATTCTTAACTAACGGGTTGAGGTGGGCCGCTTCCTCCTGACTTAGCGTTGGCTTCCCTCCTGTCGATGTTGACAGTTGCTCGATAATCTCACTGACATCATCCGGAAGTGGCGTACTGAATTCGATTGTAACCACCAGCTTTTCACATTGGGCGCGCATTTCCGATGAGGTGTCAATGACGTTTGTCATGAAAGCCTTCAAAATACTGATCTCCCGTTGTAGCATTTCCCGAAAGTAAATTCTGTTGAATATCGCTTTCAGCTCAGCCGGGAAGAATTTCATAATCAACGCTTTCCCGCTATCCTGCCCCATGCTTTTTAACGCATCTGTAGACAAGTCAACGGTATCGGTTATGTAATTGATCAGCTTTTCCAAATCCTCGCGCTCCTCTTTGATGAGGTCAACCGCCATTTGCGGATACAGGTAGCTAGCGCTTCCACCTGGCTGAATCTGCACGACTTTTACCAGCTCCTTTTTATCCGGAAGGGATTCGACATCACCCTCCAATACAAGAATCGGGTCTCCCATCGCGTCATTGTTGTTAGCCCGTTTTGACGAAAGATATTCCCGGCGCTCGATGATCTTATCAACCAAATAGCTATCCCACTTCTCTTGTGTGTAGTATGAGATATTGATCTTTTTGGTCAAATTCTTTTTGACTTCGGTAACCCATTTACCTTCATCATCCTTTTTGCTGAAATAATAGTTATCAGCCGTTTCAACATCGAAATGGGGTACTAATGTGCCGTTACCAGTCTTGACCTCGTAACCACGGGCAAACGCCTTCATGCCGCCGAACTCGTCAAATAAAACGTATAGATCGTCTTTTTTGGATTTAGCCAACACGATGCAGCGCACTGAGTTGGATTTGCTCATGTCGGTAGGATCAGCGTCAGCGTCCCGGTACGGAACGAACTTCTTCGCGCATTCTGTCTCACTATACAGGCAGGTAGCAGCCTCGAGGTTCTTGCTGTCCTGCCTCATTTCGTTCCAAAGCTTCGTAAGCAGCTCAAAAGCCTTATCGGTACCTTCGCTTTCCTGGATAAGCTTAACCGGCACTCCAACCAAAAAAACAGCAGATTGTTGCACAATCTTCTTTTGGTAGGCAATTGGAAGTCCCCAATTCGTGATAGTGTCTTTTACACTACCGTCCGCTGCAAGTATCACCTTTTCATCCGATTCTTTGGATATTTTGTGTTTGTCGATGTTGTAAAACGACAATGCTTTTTCAACATCTTCCTTTTTGTTGCTGAATTTGCTTTTGGCCTTTTCGATTTCGCCTGTTGTGAGAAGGGCTATCAATTCATCTTCCATAATGTACCTTTTGGATATAATGGTTAATACACTTTTCTGCCAATCCGGATTTAGTGAGTGTCTCGATACCGTTGTCTTTGAGGAAAGGTGCGAAATTGACACCCGAAACCACATCATAAACCCCATCTTTGAGGACTATGAAGTAAAAATCTACATGCTTTGCTATCTCACTGGCCAGCTCCTCGCTGTACGGTACTTTCTTTTGCTTACAAACTAGCCGATCTATATCCGATGTAGGACAAAAGTAATGCAAATCTTTAGCTTTTAGCGATTTGACATCAATCTTTTTTTGTTGAGGTTTCAATCTTTTGAGTAATTTCATACGATCATTTAATAAAATCCTAAACTTGCTTTGCTGACATTCTTTGAAGTACGTTCCGACTTCTGAGCTTTTTCCATGAAGAAAACATACCGGCTTTCGTCAATGCCGTGGTTATTCGTGTCGCAAGGGACGTTGAGCCACTTACCGTTTTTATCCTGCTGCCAGGTATAGTTACGCCATTCTTTGATGAAGTTTAACGACCGTTCGGTAATATGAATCTTATGACGTTTCATGATATCGATACCGGTGTTTACCGACCCCTGCGGCTTATCCACCGGATGGACGTTCAGTCCCATCTTGAATATTTCGTCGATACTCTTAGGTTCAGAACTATCGGCATAACCTTTGATGCCGACCAATCCATTATCTTTCAAAATCTTACCGATATCTGTGTTGAGCATCTGCGTTTTATAACAGAGCTCATCAAGCCAAACCTCGTTTGTTGATCCGGTCCAAAAATGATCACCGATCGCGGTGGGGTCATTGGTATATCCAAAGTCAAGACCCCAGCGGTGGATTTTCTTAGCCCAGGCGGGTACCTCTTTGATAATGTCCCAATGTACTCCATACTCGAACACCAAACCTTCGAGTGCGGCGCGTTGGCCCAAGCCGTATATTTTCCACTTGCGTTCGTCTGCAGTTCCATTCTTATAGTTTTCTTCGGTCGGCTCATACGACAATATCTGCTCTTTTGCGTTGCGCGAAATGAGCGGATTATCCAGCATTGTACTGTGGTTGTAGTACGTCCGTGGCCGTTGCAGGATCCTGTCATATACCCAATGTTCCTCAAAACTCGGGTTATAGTCAAGTATTGCGAAGCCATTGCACCGCTGCATAAGTTGGGCATAGTCATCATACCCGGCCTCTACGGCTTCATTAATCCAAAATGCATCGGACTTGAATCCGTGAATCTTTTGCGAATCGTCAAGCCCGATAAACCAAAATTCAGTATCAAATAGCTTGATCACCTTTTTCGTTTTATTGTGGTTTTTCGGATTATACAAACCGACCGATTGCAGTACGTCAATGAAGTCTTTCAATACCGTTGCTTCGAGCCAAGTACCCTTCAACCGGCAAACAGCTACACGAGTACTGCGACCTTTACGGAGAAACGCCCACTTTATCCAAAATTGGATAATGCTATGCGTCTTACTGGACCGGGAACCGCCTTCAAGTACAAAGACGTTGAATGCCTTTGATCTGTAAGATTCCCAAAGGTCATTATGAACCTTGGTTGTTATCCCCAGCATCGTCGTCCTCGCCTAGATACTTGCGTTTATACGCTTCCAATTCTTCCTGTGACAAATCATCGACGGACATAAATAACAGTGGTGTTTGCTGTATATCCTTTCCGTTCGTAGTCATATCTACCTTTTGCGTTGCGCTTGAATAACCTCTCTCACGCGCATTGTTGGTGAGATAGAACTCAATGGCCCTTTGATCATTGTTCTCGATATTCTGCATCAGCTTGCTTTCGACGTAATCATGAGACATATTCCTGATCTCGTGAGCCATCTCCGCGAATTCCTTATCATAGGATTGATGCTTTTCATCGAGGTAATTGTAATATGTCTTTGTCGAAATGTGGGCGTTTTGACAGGCTACGGTAACGATGCCTTTGGCAATTTTAAGGCAGAAAAGCAGCGTTTTCTTTTTGCCTTTGAATTCTTTGAAATTCGGATCTTCCTTTGCCGCCTGGTCGATGGCTTTCAACTTGGCTAACCGTCTATTCTTTTCAAGTTCTTTGTTGGATTCTTCACTCATAACACTTTCAACTAAACAACCGGAACGGGTATCAAACCGCTCCGGCACACACATCATCATGAAATATACCCATCGCCCTAGGCAACGGGTACCTTGGGTTAAGCCGACCCACCGGCGGCGCGTCCGCTGGAGCTTGCCCCGCGGTTACCGCCTCGGTTGAACAACCCACGCACTCTGTTCGCTAATCTTCGAAACATCGCTATTGAATTTGGTGAAACAATCTGTTAATTACTCTCTATCTAATTCTGCTTTTTGCCGCATCGTACAATTCAGTGTACCCACTATCCCATATCACGTCCTTAAACACCATACCGCGGCAATCTTCATGTTTGCTGACCTCATGGTATTTTTCGTCAGGTTTCCCTAGATGTTTTACATAATCAAGGAAATCGCCGTGGGAATCTACGACAACGGCAATTGGAAGTCGCTTATCAATAATGACGTCATCGGGCAAATCAATTTTCCTACCTGTACGGCCTGTGATTTTCAAATACAATTCATTGATTCTTGATCGGTTAGATTCCGGTTCACCTTCTTCGGACGATATCTGCATTGCTACCTGTACAATGCGGGTAAATACCTCTATATCGTCAGGTGTTAATATCAATATTTTGCCTTCTGATGATTCAAGGATCACTTCTTTACGGAACATTTCACGGTTATGGTACGTCTGTCTGTACTCTCCTGTAGCCAAATCCATAAAAATTATTGTTCGATTATTACCGAGAATGTATTCAAACACCTTCCCTCTGTGCTTGTCTGCGAAGGTGAAGCGCTGGCCGGGCTTTAAGTCGTGGAGTTTCATCGTAGAGGCAATTTCACTTTGTTTTCTAATGCATAAGGTAACCCCAAGGTGTCTACGAGCCTGACTGATTTCCCGCGAAGGTTCTCTGATATTGTTAGGTCGATTCGCTGAGCAGCATTGAAAACTGAAACAAAGACTTTCGCATTCACGGTATCGAGCTGGCCCACGTTATCAAAGGTGTATGTGAATGATCCCTTCACGTTGAAATATTGAAATTTGCTGCGGTCCAGTTCGTTGTAATGATTCCACTTATCATCTTCCAGGTAGATAACGCAATCTTTGCAATTGAGTTGATAAGTCACTGATTGGGTTTCGGGTAATTGCTCTTTGGAGCATGCGGCAATCGTAATTGCGGCGATAAATAACAGTTTTTTCATTGTTTTATTTGATTTTAAAGTGTGATGTCAAACCAGTCTTTTTTAGGAGCGAATAACCTTGGTTTTTCGATTGTTCGCGGCGTTAGGTCGATACCTAACAGTTCGGCAAGTTTTTGGCCGTTGATGAAATTATCTTTTACAAGACCTAACGCACCGGCTTTTTGCAGGAACTCATCGCGCTGGGCCTGATCGGCAAAGAATGCACAAAAGTAGAAGTCTGTTGACCACTGATCTTGTAGGCTTTTTTGCGTGTTTTTAGTCGCTTCTCGGATGGCAAGCATGTGATCGGTCACTTCAGCTTTAGCTTCAGCTTCTAAGCTCTCATGTTCGGTCACAACGTCGCTTTCGGCTTCTTTATCAAAGCTATCGAAGTCGTCAAAGCTAGAAAAACTGTTGAATGCGTCGAACGGGTCTGATGATGGTGTTTTAGATTTTTTCGCCATGTCTCAATAATTCTAAGTCAAGGAATGGATATAGTGATTTGCACTTTTCGTAATCGTTGGGAAAGTGATCTTTCAGGGGTTTCAGGAACTTGTAATGGAAACCGTCGAACGATCTCCCCCAAATACGGTAGTCTACTGGCAACTTGATACCTGATGAACGGATCTCGCTTATCAAGCGCTCGTTGTTCCAATCGAAAACAGGATAAAACTGCTTGCGCTTTTCGTTTACAGCACCGTAACGCTGGATGCTTATACGGCGGTTGAGGCTGTCATTCATACGGACGCCAACCCCAACATACGTTTCAATCGGTAGGTCTAAATCAAGCTTTGCGGCGGCGAATACTTCGTCATAATGCGGGATGTAAATGTCTTGACTATGGATGTAGTCAACTGCAGCTGGATTCTGGTACATGAAATATGCTAGTTGGCGATATAGCGCAGGTGACGGGAATTGCAGGATACGTTGCTGGAAAACCTCGTTTTCGTAGTACTCGATTGATTTCTGCTGGAACTCAAGGCCGGGGACCATGTAATAAAACACCGGGTATATTTTATCGAAGTACTTGCGCATGTTGATGTATGCAGCTATCGAGTCCTTCCCTAGTGAGAAAGAAACGATAGCCACGCCGTTTGCTTTTTCGGCGATACGCTCGCAAAGTTGTTCGGATGTTTCCATTACTTAAATCGTACTACCAGGTGACCGCCATTTTCGTCATCCCATTTCTGACCGGCTTCGAGGTTGTTGATATTTTCTATAGCCTCGTTGTTGTAACCATTTTCTAAAGTGAAATAGCTTTCGTCTACTTCTTTGTGTTGAGGGTCGTAACAGTTAGGGTGACCCCAATCGCCCCAAATGCAAATAAATTGTTTCATGATGATTGATTTAAATATACAAATTATACAAATAGTATTATTTACAGAGCAACGGAATAATCGTGAGCTTGACCGGACCAGTGTGCGGATGTCTCGGTGAAGCGGATGTTTCGAAGGAACTTACGTTGCTTTACTTCATAGTCGTTAGCGATGTCTAACAATGCTTTGGCGGCTCTTTTACGTCTTGCTTTCATAACAGCTTACTCAAAATGTTTATCAATGAGCTTTATTAAACCGTCTACCTGTTCTTTGAAGCAAATAGCGACCTTTCCACTTTCGTAACAAAGGTTTATGAAAAATTCTTCATCTTCATTTTCATCTTCTACGATTTCATTTTTGAGAATGAACGAACCTTGCTTAGCAAGGAAATGTACTTGGGCGTAAGTGAACAACGTTTCTAGGCGCTGCTCTGATACGATTTCAAATTGAAGTTCTGTCATGATGTGTTGTTTTGATAATTCAAATATACGTACACATATTTAATTATGCAAATTTATTTTACATTATTCATACGCATATTAAATTTTATTCCTTTCCTTTGTGGATATGAATCCAAATGTTACCAAATTATACACAATCATTTCAGACAACACGGCGATAGTCGTTGAAACAAACCTCAAACATCTTATCGATAGATTTCAAGAGATCGAACCTAATGCGCTGGGCTATGCCAGCTACGTTTTGAAATTCAAAGAACAAAAAAAATTTGTCCAGGTGATCGCCGGTAAGGAATATCACTTCCAGCAGATTATCCCCTAAAGCCTGTGTTTCGCCAAAACCGAATCGATGGCTTGCAGTAACTCGATGGACACTTTATCGGGTACGGCCCCCTCTATTGAAAAAACCGTCTTTGGGTTTGTGGTATAGATGTCAGTCTTGACCTTGTTTCCCAGCATGAGCTTACTTTTGTAGCCCGATTCGAATTCGTCCTTAGCCTGTGTTTCAGCTTTCTGATTTTTAGTTGGGGTTGCCATTGAAATTATCCTTGAAGTTTTCATAAAGATCATCCACCTCTTTCCTAAAGGCCGGATAGATATTGTAATTTGACAATGCCGCAGCCAGCGAATACCTAACCACTGCATACGTACAGTTGAGGTGGCGGCTTAGCGATAGTAGAAATCCTTTGTTGAAGCTACCTTCTATTCCGGCAAGCCGTTCAGGCTGGTAGAATTTAATGATCAGCGCAACCAACACTTCTCGGTGATGGGTAATGCGTTTGAACCCGGGAACGTTCATCCAGGCTTTTAGCGAAACGCCCTTTGCTAGACAGTAGTCATCGACTATCCACCTGATATCTCCAAAATCGCTTAGCGTGACGTCGGGTATGATCGTTTTGATTTTGGTTTCAATCTGCTCTAATACGTTAGGGAAATCACGCCTAAGCACATTGAGAACCAATTTCGGATTCTCTAACAAAACCTGCATGAGACAAAAATAATACAATTTATACTATATGTATATTTTTATTGTAATATCTTAATTATTTTCTCCAGCTCTTTCCTTATCGGTTCATCCTTTTCATGTTCAAAAGTCAGGAAACTAAGCTGCCTTTTTGCGTTCAAAACACGGTGATAGTACTTACTCATCAGGACGCCGGTGAAATTCTTGCGGAACTTGTGCAAGAATGGCGCTTTCTTCGCTTCGTAGCATGGTACGCTCATAAACCTATCTGGAACGTAGATCAGTCCCGCATAGGCGGGTACCTCTTCCGGCTTGACCATGTTTTCCGGACATGCGAAGTAGAATTTGTTAGGCGTGAATTCCTGGGGATTGATGAAAGTGACATTTGAGCTTTCGTAATACACCCACTTCCAACCGTATTTCGAATCAGGATCCTTGACTTGAAATCCGAGCTTTGAGGTACCGTCATTGCGGCAATAGATTGTTTTTCTGGAATTCTCGAATAGCTTGTGTTTCGGCTTCTTGAAGTCGGCAAAGAAGTCGGAACGGCTGACCTTGACCTCCACCTCGACTGAATAATGAGATTTGGTTATACAGAAAAAGTCGCTTTCCCAATTGTAGATGAAAACGTTTTGCAGCCGGTGGTCGCAATTTCCGTACAACCACTGGACCGCATCGTAAATCTTATCTGATGTCATTTTTAATTTTTTTAAAAAACCAGAAATCCAGATTTATTATTAACTTACACGACAAAAATTAAAACCAATTATTATGGCAACTGTAAAAATTATTATCGACGATGAGGAGTTCGAAATTGAAGAATCAGAACTACCCGAAAATTATCAAAGCTGCACGCCGGGGCAAACTTGGTGTTGGAACGGTCAATTATTGAAATGCAATGGTTCGGGACAATGGTTCAACACAAGACAAAAGTGCTAATCGTAATGTGCGAGTCAAGATAATTGACTCGCGCACTTTTAAAATTTCTTTCCGTTTTTCTTGATTCTGTTTTCTCGCTTGTGATCTGCCCTCGTGCGATTGTATTCCATCTTTTCGATGATAGCACCGGATAGGTCATAACCCATAGCCCCGGCCAAATCGAAAATACGAATGGTCGCGTCAGCCAATTCAACCTCTGCCATTGCTCGATGAGGTAATTTGTCATCCGGCAAATCTTTACGGAAACCTTCAAATGATTCTGTTATTTCCGAATGTATCAACGCAATACGTGTCGGAAACATATCATTTTGCTTTTCGGAAGAAAAAGGCACTCCATCCAAATCGGAATGCCAACCAGCTTCTTTGTTGCGCTTATAACATAGATCTTGGAACCGTGACAAGGCTTCGCGTAATGTAGATACACCTCGTTGCTCCATACGATCGATCTTTTTTCTCAACGGTTTGGCATGAAGGTTCATATATTCTTCCATAGCATCAACAACGCTTCCCAAATTTATCACTTTAGCCACATACTTGAAAAGCACATCTTCCGGATGGGGAATTACGCCTAGTTCGCGGCTGTAAGCATCGTTTGATTCTTTGCAATCCTTGCAGGTTGTTTCGCTGGGTAGTGCTTTTTCGCAGCATTTACCAGTTTCTTGGGTTAATAATTTCATAGCATTCGTTTGATTAATTCAAGCGTTTCGTTTGTTATCAACTCGGACGGCGTACGCCTGATTAACCGCCATCCGGATGATTGAAGAAGATTGTTTTTGTCCATGTCACGTTTGATTCCGGTCCCCGAGCTGTGGCCGCTATTGCCTTTAGCCCATATGCCACCCTCCTGCTCAATCGCGATTTTCAGGACCCGTCCGTCACTGGCCACGGGTATTGCATAATCGATGCGATAGCGGCGCTCGGTGCTGAAATGGAATTCCGGCCAAACTTCTAAACCCAGCTCCTGCAGTATGAGCATGGTAAATGTGTCTCGCTGCGTTTCTTTGCTTTTAAGATTTCTTGTGTCATCAATCCAACCTGTTTTTACGCCCTTAGAGCGCTTTGTTTTCTTTTCGTGTGTAATGACATCAAAATTTATTGTTCGTTCAACCTGCGCTAAATTTGGCGGCAAAATCGTGTTGTTTCGCTCTTGCCAGCCTCGTTGCTTTAGAGACTTCACTAAACTTGCCCCCCAATTCGATTTCATTTCGCTATATTTGAAGAAACTTAAAGATATGTTCGATAAACCTTATTTGTTGGTGATTGAATTGCGAGAAGGCTTCAACACTCACAACACCTATTCATCACTTCAACAAGCCATTTCCGAACGGGATAAATCCAGCGAAGACGGCCATGATCCGATTTGCATTTACAACCTGAATTCGAAACGATACGAATGGAACGAAGAGGAAGGCCCGCTGTATTACGAAACGATTGCAGAAACAGTGATTTCATCTTACTATCGTTAGTATCTCAGATCCGTCCAGTGAATAATTTGCCCAGTGAAGTCACCGTTGAACCAAGCAAAGAAATCTCCAATGCTATCGAATCCGTCGTTAAGGGCCAGTTGCTTCATTTCGTCGTACCCCATCGGATTCATAAGATTCTTTCCGTTATGCACCATGACCAACGGAAAGTTGGGCGTGTAGCCGGTGTGTATGATTTCAATATCCTGAACGCTCATAACATGCAAAACAGGCATGAACTGGAAACGGTTCTTTGATCTGCTGTTGATCACGAAATGTATCTTGTCCCCCGCTTTCCAACGATTGCCGCCTCGGATGGTGTGAAGCTTTGGATGAGGCTTACTGTTTACCATATCCCAATCCTGCCGCCAATCCCAGGCACGATCGAATTTAGACTTGTACGCTAAATCATAATTCGTGTAGTCAATTTTTTCAACAAGAAGGTTGTCAAAAGCCCCTTGCCAAATCTTTTCGATGAAGTAAGTCGGTTGGCCTGCCATGTTCGCTGGCATCTGTTTCGGCCACCTTTCTGAAAATCCTAAATTCATTATGAGTTTGCTTAGTGTGTAATTCTTGTTGTGGTATTCAGCATGTTATCTTCTATAATCGGGCGAATTGGGCGAAAATTCGATGAAATTGCACATCTCCCGTAGCCGTGATCTTACTCTCGGGCCGTAGAGTTCTTCGATTTCGTCTGCTGCAAGATTGGCGGTAAAATGCGTTTTGTTCTTGTTTCCGGGCAAATCGTAGCGGTTGAGGATGATGTTACCCATGACATCGACTTCATTTCCGAAGTGTTTTTTTGCATTTTCGGTGCCGAGATCGTCGAAACAGTAGCCAATTTCGCTTTGCCCGAAGTTTTGGCGCGGGTAAACTGCAAGAAGATTGGAATATTTATCAATGGCGATATTGCCGCCTTCGGTTTTGTCGGTATATTCTTCGGATACGCGCCTACTGCTTACAATAGCGTACCCATTTGAGGGGTTTACCTGGAATGCCCGCATGATTGTGGTTTTGCCGCAACCGACCGGTCCGACTAGCATGATTCCTTTGTTGAGGGAGTATTGGCCATTTTCTTCAAACCGGGGATCTTCGGAAAAGTAATATGACAAAAGCGAAATTATAAACCTGTTGTATTCGTTGAGCTTAAAATCAGATTGAATCGTTTTTACGGATTTCTCAAACCAAAAATACATTTGTTCCGAATCGAATCTAGGATATTCAACAGGGGCATTCACTTTGTCCCAATATTTTTTTGACTGGATGGCAAAATGCTTTCGTTTCCGGGCAAGTCGTAGTGCTTCGCGTTTTTCTTCATCCGTCAGAATGATGTGATCATAATTTTCCATAACCTTCGCTTCTTGGAGCTGGGTCATGTCGTCTTGCACGATTGTTTTGATTGCTTTTTCCATTTTGATGTGATTTGAATTTTAAATCGTTTTTCTCCCAAGTGACGAGCCTTTTTTTCACCTCGAAAACCTTTTCCATTTCGAAGCGCATTTTCCTTCCACCTTCGTTCATTTCGGTCCAGTATCGATAGAAGGAATTGAGCATCTCTCGGTCGTACTCAGCGATGTATTTTTCTACGGAAATTTTGAAGGATAATTTCCTTTCCTCAATTGATTTTTTTGGGGGTGCGGGCGGATCAAAATCCGCCCCTAAATTTCCCTTTTCTTTTTCTATTATTTCCCTTTCTATTTCCCTTTCTATATTTCGTGTATTTCCGGCGCCGGAAATTGAATTTAAGTCAACGGAAATTACATTTTCGGCATATAAGTGGCGGCATATATCCGAAAGCGTCAACGAATTGGATGTACGTTTTCTGTAGGCATCTTTTATGCTTTCCATGAAGACTTCTGACCAGATAATCCGGTGCTCCCAAAGCGTTTTATTGATGGCTCCGAGCTTGGATAAATCAGTGATAATTGCTTCCAAACTATCGACATCTACACGGCATTTCGAGGCCAAAAACATGGTGTCGATTTCTTCATTCAGATTTAGGTAATGATCGGATGTACGGGCCAGCGACTCGAGTATTTTATACCATGTGGCATACCCGTCGTTGCCGTATTTAGCCTCGATGAATTGTATCTTTTTCCCGTCACCTATGTAATGCGGAAAATAGTCTACGGTGTTCTTTTTTGGTCTACCAGCCATGTGACATTGTAAAAAATACAAATGATACTAATAGTATAATTTCAAAGCAAAAGGATAGCCGTATATCGGATGATATAGCGTGCGAAATCAGGGGGATGATGTAAAGATAATTATTTAAATTCAGCATCCAAAGCAAAGTCTAATTTGTCCAAATTCCTATCTATCATCTGCTTTATCCGAAAGCGCCTGTCGCGCAGATCGGTGGTGTCGAGTCCCTTGGATTTAAGAAACTCGATCATGGCGGTACAGGCTTCCATTTCGCCGTATAGGTACCGATTGACCATTGATATGTGTTCATAGCTTTCCATTAGATATGTATCGCATTGTTGATGATATGCATTAACCTTGATTTGTAGAAGAAACTTTCTTTGCTTCCATTGGGCCACCATTTGCCGTTGACACGAATCCTGAATAACCTTTCCGAATTTTTCTTGTTGGGCTTATCGAAGTCGGTGGCACGGAATAACTCAATCTTATTGGACTTATTTTTGCCCTCATATCTAAGCAACATGGTTAAAACAGGCTTTCTTTTCTCTGACATTATCAATAACTTATGAATCAAAAAGATGATCGTTTTTATTACAGCTGCGGATAGAGCCCAAACTAATTCAATAAAGCCAACCCGATTGTTTCCATCCAGTTTTTAGGCACATCGGGTTGAACACTGTTGCCAATGAACTTCTTTTGATCAGATTGGTTTCCTACCAATATATAGTCACCGGGGAACCCCTGAATTAGTAATAACTCCAGTACCTTTAACATACGCATTTTGACGTCTGATATGTTGTACAGAAACATGAATTCAATAATCTTCAACCTGATAGACATTTCACCTTTGCCTTCTAAAATATAGGCCCAATCATCATCATTCAGGAATTTCGGCGCGTCGAACACCAACATTGGAGATTCATCAACCTCCATCAAGTAAAGAGGCGCTTTATCTTGCCGGGCAACGATTACCGGGCATGGCACATCGGTTCCCATGGTATGTCCTCCGTGTGACGGATTGACAATGTAATAGTGTCGGCGGCTGGCCAGCAACGGCGGTGCGGGTTCGTCAATGGATTTGCCAATGTTCCCGTAGTTTGGATTCAGGATAAAGGGAATAGCCTCCACCTTGTTCATCTTTGGTACAGGCATGACCGCACCGGCTGGAAGGTCTACTGACGAATGTTGGCCCCCATTGGTGAAATTTCTATCGAGCCAAACAGCATGTACCTTTTGGTGCTTATCATTAGCCATAACAACGCCGGCCGGCCGATCTATTCCTTGATGATTTGCCGGGCTATTGTATGTTTTATCGAGCCAAACCACCTGGGCTTTGGTAAACCGATCTTTCGTTGTAAGTGTACCTGCAGGTTCGTCAACTGACTGGATGTTGTAGCCGTTTCCGTAGTATTTTGCTAGAAAAGCGGTTTTGACCAAGGCAAGCTTATCGCGGGTCACCAAGGTCGGGCATGATTTATTTACATCGGCACATTTGGATGAGTGGTTGTAGTTCACCATAAAAACAGGCTGCACTAAGGATTGATTGGCAGAGGTGGTAATAGTACCAGCTGGGCCATTTGTCGAAATCACCTTACCTTCGGGCTTTCCTGAAAAATATTTTGATATAAAACTGCACTGTACTTTCGCGTGGGTATTGGCTGTAAGAAGTGACCTGCACGGCCGATCTAATGGGGTGTTTCGTGATTCAGGATTTCCCGAGTTGTAGGTAGAAAGAAAAGCATCCTTACCCCCGGCAACGTACTTAATTAGTCCTGCGTATATTCGTTCCAGTGTGCGAGGGGAAAGCGGTATATTCCTGTCAAATATGCTCTTACCTTCATCTTCAAAATCCAACACATCCCTCACAGGCATCCACTTCTTTAATCCAGCGCCGAACAAGCCTTCTTTTTTTGGATTCCTAGCATGGGTAGGTTGCGGCCAAACAATTGGTAATCCCGGCTTAGCAAAACAACCGAAAAGACGATTTCTAGCCGTGTATGCGCCGAAGTCGGCGCTATTCAGTTCCCGCCAATCATCACGGTAACCGTGATTGTTTATCGATTCTCTCCACCTTAGCCAGTCGGATCCACTGCGGCGGCTAACGGGCTTTCCGTTCTTATCGAGCGGTCCCCAGCTCATGAACTCAACTACATTTTCGATTTGGACGTAGTCAGGATTCAGCGCGGTAATATATCGATGGAGATGGTCGGCAAGTGTTCGACTATCGGCGTCACGGGGCTGGCCACCCTTTGCCTTGCTGAAATTTGTACACTCCAATGATGCCCAAAGCAAAATTTTGGCTTTCGGGTAGGCTTTGCGGTAATCGTTGATTAGTTCAACCAAAGGCCCTAATTCTAGGGTTCTGATATCTTCCTCAAAGTGAACAACGTCAGGATGATTTTTCCAGTGGCTTTCCAGGGCTTTGGGATCGTGATTTACACAAGCGGCAATAATTGCTATCTGCTTACCTTTTAGCCTTGCTTTCGCGAATCCTGTAGTGACGCCACCGGCCCCGCAAAATAGGTCAATAACTATGAATTGAATATCGTCAGGGTTAGAAACGATTTGGATTTTGGGTTTTGTTCCTGTTATAAAGAGGTTTATCATTTTGATGAATTTTAGATTTATACATTTAATACTATTTGTATAATTTTACAGTAAATCAAAAAGCGTGGGGACGCTTAATTTGTACTCCAATGCTTTCAGGTAGAAAAGCCCGTCATCGTAATAATCGGGATTTAGTTCAGCTGATACTGCTTTCCTCCCGAGCTTCAACGCCTGATGGGCTGTGCTGAATAAACCCCCGAACGGATCGTCGATTAAATCACCTTCGTTAGTGAACCTATAGATTAGCCGATCGATGATATCCAGCTGCAGGGGACAAATATGCTTCTCCCTTTTTCGGTTTGCCTGATTGGCATTTAGGGTGTTCATTCTGTTGATATCTGTCCAAACGAGGTCATTACTGCTTGTTGGCGGAATGGTCATAAACAATTTGGATAGCCGGTCAACTGTAGCCAAATCTTCACAAACCCTCAAATGCTCTTGGAAGTTGTATATATGTTCCTTATCGTATTTTTTCCAAGCATTGTAAACGAACTTCATGTCGTACTTACTTAGCTCATCGAACGAAAGGAAGCGGTCGCCCGATGACTTCCAATACGCATGCGCATCAAGCTGCCATAGGCTCAACAGGTATTCATCAATTGTTTTTACAACCGGGTCATCTGCGTAGGCGTTGTCAGATGATGAAGGTTCTTTGCGGAATAGGTAGATGTATTCGGGTAGCCCCACTCCCATCTTGGTGGCATCCTTTCGCTGTTCGCCCCATGTCAGCCGATATGTCTGATTGTTTTCGCGGACAACATCGGTAGTGATGGTTATCTTGCCAACAAGATGAAAGCCGTGTTTCCTGAAATGATAAGATACGTCAGCGCTAAAATCGTCGATAGTTGTAAAGCCAGTGCCGTTTTGATAACTGTAACGGATCCTGTCTTTGATGTGGACGGCCGCGATACGCCCCGGCTTGAGTGTTCTCAAAAGATGGGGCGTAAGGTAATCCATTTGCTCAAAGAACTTGCCATTACCGAAGTTATGGCCGAAATCGTTGTAATTATCGCTGTACTCGTAATGATCCCCAAAAGGTATTGAGGTGAGGACCATGCCTGTGCTGTTGTCCGGCATATCCTTATGCACGTTGACTGTGTCATCGTTGTAAACGGTGGCTTCGCCTACGGTGGCCGTTCGCCTGTTATTGAAGAGTTGTCGTTTCATGTCTGATTTGATTTTGTCGCTGTTTAGGCCGTATTCTCGTACGATGTTCACCATCTCGGTTTGTAGTTCGATGTGGTTTGCCCATTTCATTTTGAGCTTCTTGAGCACATCCCGTTCATTCTGTGTTAGGATAACCCAAACGTTCACCTCTTTCGTTTGCCCGAACCTGTAGCAACGGTGAATAGCCTGGATGAAGTCATTGAACTTGTAATCGATGCCGACGAAAATCATATTATTGCAGGCGTGCTGCATATTACATCCGGATCCTGCGATTTTAGGCTTGGTGGAAAGAATCGAATATTCGCCGTTCGAAAAGCTGATCAATAAATCTTCCTTTTCCTTGTTAGTTTGGGAGCCATAGACAGATTTCAATTGGGTACCTTTGAATCTCCGCTCGATTTCCGCACGCTCACTCTCCAAATGGTGCCAAATAATCCAGTTGGAAACATCTCCGTTATCGTTCAGGATATCGAAAGCCTTTTGCACCCGTAACGCGACGCTTTCTGACTTTTCTCGGCTGACATCTACAAGGCTTTTGGTGGTATCTTTGAACAAAACCAATTCACCGTCTTTGTTGACGATAGGCCCGTCAACTACGTTAGTCACCTCGACTTCGTGGAGATTCAGCTTGGGAAGGTTGTAACCGGTATCGTCGAATCCCAAGTCGGAAGGCTTATTGATAAATACCGCCCAGGTGGCAACCCACTTCCAAAATTCTTCTTTCTTGTTTTCATACAATGTAAGGTTGCCAGCCTTTGTACTGTCTCGTTGAAAGAAGCGCGTTAAAGCATGTCCCCGGTCGATCACACCCAGATAATCCGCGTAGTTCAGAATCTCGATGAAGTCATTTGGCGTGGGTGTTGCGGTTGCAACAAACCGATACGGTACGCTTTTGAAATGCTGTAACACGTAATTGGTTGTTTCAGTTTTCAGGTTCCGAAGTATGCTGGCCTCATCGAAAGAAACACCGCCGAATTTGTTCGGGTCGATATCACCTTTCCGTACCCGCTCATAGTTGGTGCAATAGATTTTCGGACCGGGATCGTCTATTCCCTCGATGTAGTTGAGGAAGTTATCAAATTCACTGACATCTTCTATATCATCGGTATCGGTTATGTATTCGATTTCTAGGCCGGTACCCAACATATCATTGTCGCGGCGAAATTCCCCGACAACGGCCAGCGGCATACAGATCAGGAAATGCTTTTTTGTAAGCAATATTACCTGCCTAGCTATTTCCAGCTGGATAACACTTTTGCCTAGCCCGAACGACGCAAAAATAGCGCGTCTGCCGCCTTCTATCGCCCAAGGGACAATTGCCTTTTGGTGTGGCATCAAAGTGTCCGACAGCAAACGCTTATCAATCGTAGCACCGAAGTTTTCAGCAACAACAACCTTGCTTTCTAAGAACTCGATATAATTCATAATGTAATCCTTTCGATAGCTATGCTGGTTTCCTGATTTATAAGCCAGTGGCCGTTGTGTTGTTTCCAATTGCTGACCATATATTCCCATACTACGAAGTCATGCTGTTGAAGCTCCTGAATATCTTCTAACGTAAACCAGTTGAAAAGTTCATTCAGCGTTTTTGTTGCAGACAGCCAGCCAACGCAATCATTGTCAAATGGCATCTGCAGATCACTGTTTAGGCAGAACTTGAATTTTCGGTGAATCAATCCCGTGAAGTTTCCATGCTTGTCGTACCATAAACCTTGCTTGGTATAAAGGTGGCCAACACGGTAGAAAAGATTCAGGCTTGATTTATCCATTTTGATTCCCATTTCAAATCCCCCTATTTTCAAATTTCCGACTATACCACTCTTTTACCTCTTTGTCGGTTTTTGACGTGTAAACCCATGTAGTTGCGTTGATCCGAACTTTACGCTTGCCACTGATCGTATCGCGGTTATCGAATATCTTCTGTCCGTCTAAAACCTTAGCGATTCCTTTGCCTAGTTTCTCTGAATTGTCGTGTCTCATTATACAAGTTATACTATTAGTATTATTTTTGATTAAATAGATTGGCTAAATCGTCTACGATGCTAACGTCTGTCAAATCTTCATTGCCTGTCACGGTGTTGGCGATCTCACGTTTCGTTTGGATAAGCTTGTAGTTCCATTCGTCAATTGTTGCCCTACCCAGGAAGTACGTACACATGACATTTGAATGTTGTCCCATTCGGTAAAGCCGATCTTCCGCTTGGTCCATAATGGCGGCGTGCCAACCGAATTCGATAAAGCAAACCTGCGTAGCTACGTCCTGCAATCCGTCCACTCCTACCCCTCCTGCTTTCAGGTTTAACACGATCAGATCAACGTTCGGGTTATTCTTGAAAGCGTCCACCGAAGCTTGCTTCTGTGTTGCGTTTTCCGCTCCGGTAAGCCTTACCGACCGCGGGAACTTTTCCTGTACAGCCCTGACGATATCAGTGAGGTTACAGAAAACAACAATCTTTTGACCACCGTCTATAACATCTTTAATAAAGTCGAATGCGTCTTTGAGCTTGCCACGGGCAGAAATGTTTTTCAGGATACCGATACGCACCATCACCTCGCCTTTCATCGACTTCTTTATTTGATCGTCGCTGGCATCCTTGTATTGCTTCATGTAGCTTTCAAGATCGGCTTGCGCGTGATTGTATTCTTTGCGCGCCGATTCGTTGAGATCACACAAAACTACTTGCCTCGATTTATCAGGCAGATACTTCTTCACTTCCGGATCCGTTTTATTCCTGCGATAAAAGCAACTGACATTTAGCTTGTAGTTCAGCTCCTTCAGATTACTGGCTTCATTCGGGCCTGAACAATACCTTTCTTCAAACGCCTTGTAGCCACCGAAATCGGGCAACCGGTCCAATATACCCAATTGTGAAATCAAATCTTTTGGCTTATTGATTACCGGGGTTCCTGTCAGCAAAAGAATGGTTTCCTTCCCCGTGCAAACGCCTTTCGTGAATTTTGTAGCCTGTGTCGACAATGCTTTGACGCGATGGCTTTCATCAACAATTACTGCTTTGAAGAAATTGAGATACTTTTCTTTGAAATGGATGTGGTAAATCCGGAGCGGCTTCTTACGCCCGTTTTTATCCTTGCCGGGGTCATCGATATGATCAACGAAATACTTCTTTAAACTTTCGTAGTTGACGATGAAGAATTGGGCCAACCCCGTTCGGTAGAACTCAGGGAAGGTGTTTTTTACGCTGTCTGCCATAATTATGGCCTTTTTGTGAACCGTCTTTTCAATCTCACGCTTCCAGTTCTCCTTTACGGCTGACGGGCATATTACAAGACAGGGATAAACTGGTTTTCCCAACACGTGCAGACCTTCAACGGAGGCGATAGCTTGCATGGTTTTCCCAAGCCCCATATCATCACCCATGATTAACCTTTGCTTTGATATGGTGTAAGCAACGCCCGGGCGTTGGTATGGTCGTAAATCCCGTTTTAGTGGGATGTTTATATCCAGCTCGGGCAACGGTGGTATTTCCATCGAAAATTGAGGTTCTTCCACGTGCTTCACTCCAAAGGTAAGATTGAATTTCTTGCAGAATCTTACCACTTCATCGCGGTGTTTAGCAGGTACAAACCAAACCTTTTCGTTGAAATCAAACCGACGTTCTGGCAATTCTTTGATAGCCTGTACGACCTTCGGGTTATACTTAAAATCTATTCTGAAATTTGCACCTATGTGCAGAGCGCTTCCTATACTCATGAATTAAAGTAATTTCGGGGTAAAACCGCCTTGAATGGTACCAGGTACAGGGAGCATGATATCACCAGCGTTGTCGTGATCTTGACTGAATCGGGATAATATTTTGCGTATTTCCTGATACCAATTTTTCTTGTAGTTATCTGATACTTCTGATGTTCGGATGGTGAGATGGTAGCCACCTCGCGTCTCAACCCATTGTATTGCTCGTGTGTTTACTGATTCGTAGACTGCCATAAATAAATCGTTCGGCATTGGCTTAGGAATATCGAAATCAAACGACACGAACACGCTTCGGCTTTTAGCCTTCTGGATTTCACTCATGACCTCTTGGTACGGATGGAATCCGTTGTAGGGCTGTAGTGCCAAATCAAGAAGTTTTCGGACACTAGAAGTGTTTGCCTTGATAAACGACCTTGGATTAATAGTTATGTAAAGCGCCAGCGCTTCTTGTGGTACAACCAAATCCTTTTGTTTATAAGAGCCTAAAGGACACTCAAGTTGACGGATTTTATCAAACAGTCTCTCTTTGTTGGATGTAAACCGTTTCAGTTGCGCTTTGTCGCTACGTATGTGCGGTAGTACATTAGACGAATCCCTCACGTATTTGCTTCTAGCAAACAGGCAGCAATAGAACGTTTCGTGAAGTTCCAAATCCGGAAGCCACTCTATGAACGCCCGCAGCGCGGATTCGTTGGTTATAATTTGGTAATTCATGATCTAATAAATTGGTTTTGGTAATTCAACTAGAGGTCGCCAGTGGGTGAAGTATTCTAGCCAAATAGCTATACAATTATCCCCACCGGTGAATGACCATTCTTCAATGTTACCGGATTTACCTAAAACAGTATAAATGCAGTTTCCCCGCGGAAGAGAATCCAGCCCATCGATACGGTTCCAACCGTTGTTACTATTTATTCCACGCAATGATTTTGGACGCCATTTTATAGGATCGTGTCGGATGTGATCACGTACGACATCTATATCTGTATTATCGTCATGGACGTACATAATAAATAATGTACACCATCCCGTTGTATTGACGTCACTTTTCACCGTCTCCCAAAGATCACCGTACGCCTCGCGTATGGCTTTTTCTTTTGCTTCTTGATTGTTCATCTAAGTAAATATCTGATGTGATAAATTTTGTCGCCCAAAGCCTTGATCTTCGTTTTTGTCAAACCGGTATAAGCTAGCTCAACAGCTTCCAAGGCACGTAAAATGATGGTGCATTCTTCGGTATTGAGTTGCTGCTGTAATTTTTCAAGTGCCACCTCTCGAAATATTTCCGATAGTCGGATTCCTGTTAATTCCCGGCTTTTTTCATGCTTTATCAGCACCTTATATTGAGGATCATCGATCTCTAACAACCCCGGATGTTTTTGAAGAAAGTTTGCCCATGATGAATAACCGTAAGGCACCTCAAATTGGGATAAAAGATTTTCTTCAACGACTTCGTAAATCCTGTGTGGGTATTTTGAATTTAGTACGCTCGTCGCTATCCTTGCAGAGCTCTCGGAATCATAACGCTTTGCATTCTCCTTTAAAAGCGTCCGACCGGGATCGCCGGTACCACCGCAGTAATATTGATCGGGATATATCTTGATTAGGAATGACATAATTTAGTTTCTTGATTGTTCACGAAACACCTCCTATCCTAGTCATCCAAACCAACCCCGCAACAAGGGCAACACACAGAACCGTTATCAGCCCGAAAATAACGACATCAGCGCCACGACGTATCGCGAAAATATCTCCACTTTCCTGGTCGAAATAAGTTTGACACGGCTTATCTGACACCTTTATATAACTCCTGAACTGTGGGTACGAATCCTTTGAAGGTTCGCCAAAGGGTACCCACTGGCCGTCACTGGAAACTTCTTGGATTAACTCCCAATCCCACGGTGCAAGTATAGCGCCGTCATCGTGGTTGTTAATGACAGGATATCCATTGCCGGTAATCACAGCAAATCTTCGGTCACATGTAATCCGGAAATCTGTGTACCCAAATCCATTGGATATCAACAGCGGTTTATGATTTTTCATTAGCCAAAAATTAGTGACAGCAAAAAGGCAGCTGCAACGATGATCAACGATATTACAGTGTCATATACCGTCCGCTTTGGGTCGGAATTTTTGTTTTGTTGTATAAGCGGCGCATATTCGATATGCGGCCGCTTAAAAGTGTTCTTACCCCTCATACTTTTTATACCATTTGTATAATTTTATCAGAAATCAACAGCCTTTTCAGGCACCAACACGATACTATCAGTGAGCTTTGTTGAAGGATGCTTGACCGCTATGAAGGCGCGGTAATACTTTCCGATGGATTCGGCTTGTACGGCACCGGCTATTACATCGGCCTCGATATGCTCATATACATAAGCTCCGCCGTTTTGGAATTGGATAAAGAAATGTCCGTCTTCGTTGTAGCCAAAGAAAGCTACGTTGCTAGACGGCTTTTGATGAATGGTGAAGTCTGCAAAGCGATCATCTACCTGATAATCCACTCCATTGATGTTTACTGTTTTCATGATTGTTTGTCGTTTACGAAGTCACTATAAAAATTATTGATGCAGCTTTGAATCCTATCCATCAATCCGCGTATGACCTTTCCCTTGGAAAATTCGTCGTGTTCGCGAAACTTAACGCTAGGGAAATGTACCGTGAACAGAAATTCTGATCCATCCTTATCCCATCCACCTAAGTTCTTGCTATTTTCACCGGACTTTTGACCATAAGACAAATACGCATCTTCAACTTCCTCTAGTGCCTTTGGTTCAACATGATTTTTTTTCCATATTTCAAGGTCAAGAATTTGAGTGGCAATACTTTCACTAAAGAATGGTACCGCCTCGGGCTTTAGTCTGTACTTTTTCATTTTATTTGTTTTTGGTTATATGTGACAATCATAAATTGAAATCAATGTATCTTCGGGAAGCGAATCAATAAGCTTATTAAATTCCTCATCCCAATCGCCTCTGTCCCTCTCGTTACTAACAATTCCCCACCAACCCATTTCGCCTCGTTCACTCCATTTTCCATCCTTCAAAACAGAAAATGGCGTCATAGCTTCGTTAGCTGCCTTATCCGCATACTCCTCAAGGGAAATTTGAAAGTCATCGAGATTCAAAAATGCTAGCTCCCGAAAAGCTAGTTTGTCGGAATTACGGATTTCATTCAACCTCTTTATGGCGATTTGGTCGTGATAGATGAATCTCTTTTCATCGATTGTTTTGGTCTCGTCTGCCAACAGGTCTTTCCACTTAAATTCTAGGGTTGGTATCTCGCCACCGAAAAAACTTGCTATTCTATTATATTTGTTGATAGCGTCCTGCTTAGCCTCAACCCTCATTCCTTGTGTGTCGATGTCTCGCAAACGAGCTTGATCAACGTAGCCTGGTTTAGCTGTCGGGGTCATTATTCCGGTATCTCCAACTATCCCTTTAGCACCCTTTTTCAGTTTGAAAAATCCTGTCCAACGACCACCCAGCAGATACCAATCCCATTTTGCATTGGGGTTTTCCCAATAACCATACGTACCGTCCTCATTGCGCTCGTTACCGCAATAGTCAGACATATATTGCTCGAAAGTGGGGTACAATACACTAACAGGGACTTCTTTTTCTGTCCATCCCTTTGGACACATGTATTTTGAACCTTCCAATAATCCACCCGCAACGCGAAACTGATCATTATACTTTGAGAATAGTTTTCCTTCAGGAGAAACAAATACGGTTGTCTCGTCAGTCGAGTAGGATTCTCTATGTTCGGCCTCGACATCATTGAATTTCAAATATTCTTTTGGGCAGTTGCCCATGTTGTTTTCCTGATAAGGTGCTAATTGTTTTTCTGGGTCATTTCCAATGACCATTACTGTGAAATGTGACATAATTGTTTTGTTTAAGAGTTAAAAATTAGTGTCGAGGGCTGGATTCGAACCAGCACGATGAAGGGCCTCTGATGCATTATTACTGTTGGCTCCATCATCCATTCGGCTACGGAAGGAATGCATACCTTATTAGCCCCTTGAACGTCTACCAATTCCGCCACCTCGACGTTTTGCCGGTATTAAGCGACCGGCAGCGCTTGCTAACTAATGTTTCAAAGCATAAATCACCCCTGATTCGCAGCTATAAAGAACACACCTGACGGTTAAACTTTAGTTAATTAATCTTTGCTATTCGGAAATAAGATGTATTGAAGCCCATTCAGAATTGGTAAATCTTACCAATCTATTGTTACAAAATCTGATTTCTATACAATCTATGTAGTCGTATACAAATCCATCATCTTCTTCGGTGAGATGACTTTCAATTTTGTCTAACACTTTCGTGTTATTTTTATCAGAACCATAATTTTCACCTAGTACAAAAGCTTCAGCCACTAAATCTTCTCCGAATACCTTTTTGGCAAGTCCAGCTAATTTTTCCGACTTTCTTTTGATTTTACTCATTCCATATCCTCCGCTTCACTCTCGGCCTGATCGAACAAATCTCCCTGGGCATTGGGTTTTATTTTACCGTCCAAATACTCCAATACTTCTTCGTTGCAATGGTTGATCAAGCTTTGGAGTTCCGTCGCGCTCTCATACGGATCGTTTTCGTCGAAGTATTTCGTAAAAGGCGCATTGAGATTCAACACCCTGCCGCCGCGAAGTCTGCGGTTACCGGATATCGAAACACCTTCATGATTACCGCTGCCACCGATAGAATAGCTGCTAACTTTGAAATTGTTTAGCCGTTCTACATCTTCATCCAGCTCATAGAAAGTCTTGTCTTTAGCTTCTGGCTGGTCGCAAATGATGGCCAAATGGGTACGCAGCATATCGAAAGCCGCCTGCATGTCGTCATGTATGAGGTTACGGCCCTCTGACGTTTGTTGGCGGCTAAGTTCGACCTCCTGACCGTCGCCATCAGTGAAAATAATGGTTTCGTAATAGGTGACATCCAAGCCACCTCCTTTGTTGATCTTTGCCTTGCTGATATTGCGGCTGATCGATACCTCTTTTGCTGTTTTGACTGTTGTTCTCATATTAATTAATCGGTATAAACTCGTTTCCTGAATTTTTTAAGGTACTCGTGTTGCGCCTGTGATACTTCGAATACCGTCAACCCAAGCTTATTGGCAATTCGCGAGACATTGAGCTTAGGGAAGTCTTTGAGTGCTTTAATTATGTTGTTCATTTTCTAGATTATTTAAGCGGTCAATTTCAGAAGCTATCAAAGCTCCGGCAATGATTAGCCGTTCCTTGTGGCTTCTACGGCATAGGTCATAAAACCAATGGCTATCCCAATTTTTCGGATACCAAACATTACCTGAGATATCCGGTTCTACCAGTAGAGACGCCGCATCTATCATTTGGTTATCATCATACCACTCGGGATGATTAGCGTGATGCTCGCCTGTAAATCCATGTTTATCAATTTGATGTTGTCGCTCTTTGGCGATTAATTCAATTCCTGTCATTTCTAATTGATTATTTAGTATACCTTTTATACAGCCAGTAGATACCTGGAGAAATCCATTCATTAGTAGTGTGAATATGTACCTTGTCCGAAGATGGCCAGTACTCACATGCTCCCAATTCTTCATCTTCAAACCTGTACTTTACGTTTCGACCATCGCCCAATACTATACCTTCTATTTCGACACCGAACTCAGCTAGTATATGCATGTGCATATCTTCGAAGCTTCTCAAACGGCTATCTTTGGAATAGTAAAGTGATAAATCTGGGTTCATTTATGCAGCTTGTTTAAATCCGTCCACGTAAAGCCAGTATTTGAATGCAATGTCTTGATACTGTGATTTTCCGTGATTATAAAGCTTATCACCCCTATTGATCGGCACTTTAAATACCTTTTGATTCTTCTTGCTGATACCGATGATCATGTCTTTATTCGTTCCCTCGATATCCATGTACCAGGCGCGTGACCGGTAATAGCGGAAGTGTTCGCACGCTTCTTCGAATTGCTTTTGCGTCTCACAGGCGGTACTTTTTATATCTCCGCCCATTTTCCAAAGCCTTACCAGTAAATCCCACTTGCAACGAACACCTGCAGTAAGCTGGAACTCAAACCCGCCATATTCAATAGGGAACTCATAAGCCGTTGACACGCTTTGGAAGTCTGCATTTTCAATCAGCATCTTAGCAAACGTATCTTTCATGCAAGCGCGTTTCATAGCGGCGGCGACTTCGAAATCGCTTTTTGTAAACGGGTAATCAGAATACTGACCTTCAACGCTTAACTGATAGTAATCGACTTTATGCGGCTCCGTGATCATAGCGTCAAGCAAGGTCCCGAAAGCGAACGCTTTTTGCTTATCCCCGAACTCTGGCCGGGGATAAAGCATTTCTTCTAAAGCGCATAAGTCGCTATGGCTGACTTCTGATCTACTGAAATAAGGATCCATCATCTTGTGATATTCTTACTTGGTTACGACCGCTTTGAATTCTTCTTCGTACACAACCGCTTCATTTGCGATCTTTTCGCCATGTTTGTGGGCATATTTCTCGCAAAATGTTTTGAGCTGCTTGAAGGTCTTTTTTTCCATATCAGCAACATTCATCGACTGACCTTCTTTTTCAAACCAAAAGAAAAAAATGGCACCCCAACCGGCTGGATTCAGCACCTCAATATTGTAGCCCTGTCTAACTTTGCCGGCATCTTCTTTTACTTCCGCAAGCTGTGCAGCGGAATCAAACAAGGTACCCGCAGTCTGCAGTTGCTTTTCAGCTTCAATGCGTGCAGCGTCAGCTTTTTGCTGCGCTTCTTGTTCGGCCTTTAACTTATCGGCTTCTTCTTGACGGCGCTTTTCGGCTTGCGCTTCAAGTAACGCTTTCTGTTCGGCCGATGCCTTTGCCATATTTTCAAGTTCACGCTTTTTAGACGGTAGTTGATCGATTGTGCGCTGTTTTAGGTCTTCCATGTTTTCATGGAAATTAGCAGAAAGCTCTTGATACAGACTTTCTTTGATGTCACCTATCAACTTACCTGATTCAGTGACATGAAGGTAAATGGCGGTAACATTCACCGGAAGCATCAAAAATTTATCGCGGGGATAGTCGATGGTCAGGTTTTCGAGCTTTGCCCTGCTTTCGTCAAAATTCTGCAACGTCATGTTAACAAGTACGTTGTTTACCCAATTTTTCCATTCGTAAAGCTTGTGTGAATACGCTTCACGTACTTGTCGCTCGATTTCGGCTTTGAGGGTAATCTTTTCCTTTTCGATATTCTGTCGACGCAATATCTCGGCCTCTTTCGCTTTCTGTTCGTCAGCTTTTTTCTTTGCCCATCCGTTGCGGTACACCTGGAAAACACTATAAAAGCTGTCTTTCTTTGTTGCATCGAACGGATGTTCTAATGACGTGAACGCCTTTATCAGCTGATTAGCTATCTGCGTGATCGGCGAACGTCTCTGTTTTAGAAGAGCGTCAGCATCTTTGGCGCTGGACATCCATTTGTTTAACTCGGAATCCAATTCGTCACTCATACCTTGCCCTTCGATGGTATCTCGCAAAGCGGTAGCTTTGGCTACAGCTTTGGCATTCAAAGACTGGTTTTTTTGAAGCACTTCGGGTGCTGACATCATCAAACCGTTAATTTCTTCAAATTTGATGATTTCTGATGTTTGGGTTTCTTGCATGATTGTTTTGAGGTTATGACAGCCGATAAATCGGCTGTATTAATTATACAATTTATACTATAAGTATTACTTTCATCTAAAACTCAGGCTCGTCAGGATCGCTACTCTCAATGACAACAGTCGCTTCTTTCTTCGTTTCTGATTGTTGGTTTTGCAATTCCTGCTTGAAGTCATCGGGAGCTTCTTCTATGACTTCAGTGTGCTCGATATCCTCGGTAAATTCGGATGTATCGAAACCTTGGCGTACGGCGTCTTCGGTACTCGGTACAAATCCTTCGGGAAGATTCTGCGTGGCGATAACTCGCGGGAAAAGCTTGAAAGCATGTTTTAGTATTTTGCCTTCAAAGAATTTACGGTCAATTTGACCTCCTTCTATTTTGACGGTTTTGGCGTTATCTCCTGACCCTTTCCATTCATAACCGTAAAGGAGATTGGTTTTACCCTTATTCTTTTTGGTTGAGGCTCGTTCCCATGATGCGATGTCCTCAAGGTCGAAAGTTTTAAACTCACGGGTACCGTCAGGATATTCAAGCAAGATAAAACCATTGGTAATACGTGATTTTTCAGTGCGTTGCCCTTTTTTCCATTGAACTTGAATACGACCATCGGTACCCAGCATTTCGGTGTAGTCATCGCAGTCGTATACAACCGTAGGGCTACCTACGTGTTTGATTTGTCCGGTCTCGATCCGGATCTTCTTTTCGCCGTATGGCGATGGCTGGACCGCGGCTTCCTGAATCCACTGCTCGGACTTACGGCCGTTTTCATCTTCAACAATGACTTTTCTGTTACCTGGAATAATGTAAACATCGGGCTGGCTCCCGGTGTCAAGGCTCAGCTTCCATCCACCAACCTGCATAAAGCATTTGAACAGGGACATAGGTGTGCATTTCTGCAAGCTTTCATTTTCTTCGATGCGTTTCATGAAGTTATCTTTTTCACGCTCGTAGAAAGCAACCGCCTGATTTTCGGGAACGCGGTACATTGCTTTGAACTTCTGCACGAAGTGTTTGCCAATAGTCTCATCCGATGCTACATCCATCGGTGACAGGCTCGTAATGTGTTGTTTTGTTAAAGATAATTGATTTGACATGATATTTGATTTAAAATTCGATTTCGCCATAAAGCATCATCAGCAGCAAGAAAATCGTAAGGATAACGACGTAGTAAAACACTACCTTACCCATGAATTTTACGACTTGCATGACTGAAATTTCCGGTTGTGATCCTCAACAAAGAGCTTGATGAAATCATCTACCTCTTGCTTGAATTTCGATTTTGAGTTTTTTGGTCTAATAGGTTCGTCTCCCCTAACGTAAACTATTCTTAGATTGCTCATGGATTTGTTTTTTAAGTGATATATTTTCCGCTTTTAAAGCCTCATATTTTGTTAGTAGCTCTCGGTTTTCTCTTACCTCGTCTTTCCACCACCGGAATATGAGGTCATACATGTTTTTCAATTCAGACTTGCTCATACGTTTACGCTTCTTCAAGTAAGTCTGATCTATCAATGCCTAATTCTTCTGAAATAATTCGCAACGCGGTCGCAGTGGTGAGCAATTCGCTGTTATCGTTCACATATCGTTGAATCGTTGCATAGCTTCTGCGAAGTTCCAACGCCAATTTCGTTCGCAGATGCTGATCGCGTTTCAGCCTCTCAACGACATCGTTACGCAATTTAATTTCCATAGTTGGCATATCTTTTGTTATTTTGTTCTCAAATATGAATACAAATATAGTTCTCATTTGAGAACTTTCAAAGATTTTGAGAACTTTATTTTAAAATAATTCGCAATTAATTGAAATTCAATTGGAAAATAATTCGCAAAAACTTTTACGACTACGCGAAGTCATAAGAGATTTAGGTCTGAAAGATGATAACGAGTTTGCAACTAGGATCGAATTGGGAAAAAGCTACTTGTCTGAAATCTTATCAGGTAAAAAAAACGTACCTAAAACGATGGCCGCTAGGCTATACAAACACCTGGGCGTAAATATTGATTGGTTCGAAAGCGGCGAGGGTGAAAAATACCTGAACAAAAATACGGGGATAGCCAAGGGTCAGAGCTATACAATCGAGGATGTTGACAACTCGAAAACCAAGTTTCTAGACTTAAAGGATGGCACGATGATAATGATCACCCCATTAGTGCAAGAATACGCATACGCCGGGTACCTAGCCGGATTCCAAGACCCACAATATATTGAAGAACTACCTAAACATACGATAATAGTGAGTAAACGACATTCGGGAAATTACCAATCCTTCGAAGTTGTTGGAGATAGCATGACAACCAACGAACCTGAACTGATGAGAGATAATATTTACGATGGCAACGTAGTAACGGGTAGAGAAATCCTAAAACATCATTGGCGCTATAAATTGCATATGCACCGATTCCCGGATTATGTAATCGTTCATAAAACCGATGGCATCCTTGTAAAACGTATGGTCGCCCACGATATCGAAACCGGTGTGGTAACGCTGCGGTCAATCAACCCAAACAAAGAGCTATACCCAGATTTCGAAGTCAATCTCGACGACGTTCACCAAATATTTAATATCGTAAAAGTTTCACAAGACAGATAAATTATGAAAGCTAACCTAAAGTCGATCTATCCTATCTTGCTGGCATTTGTTTTCCTACTAGCCGCCGGCTGCTCAAACAACAACAGTAATTACGACGCAAAATATCGAAGTTGCGTCTCCCTTCTGGCAAGTTCCATCGACATGTCAACCGTTGGCATTAATCATTTCGCCGATATTTGGAGGACAGCTATCGAAAAGAAAACATATAAGGGAAAATGGATAGGTAGCGACTTTAATGAGGCCCTTCGCTTAGCAATGCATGAGGCTGACAGCATTGGAATATTCAGCACCATAAACGAAGTTCAAAACAAAATAGACTCAGCCGTCGTATCGTTAAAAAGCCCTCCCAAAGACTACGAACAATTATATAGTGACGTATTGGAATGTTACACTATTTCAAGCGATCTAATCGATATGTCCAAATCTCCTAAAGGATCCTTGCTTTCGTATTCACAGCGTAAAGATGAATTGACCAATCGATTTGTAAGCAAAATGAGGGAAATAGATATTAAGTTAAAATCGAAGGAATGACAAACAAGGCCTCCAAGTTTTCATTATCGATAGTAACGACAGAAATCAATATCAAAGTCACCGAAGAAGATATGACTAGGGAGCTAGTCAAAGAGATTGAAAACACCTATATCACCCCTGATGAGATAATAGAGATCACACCTGCATTATCACAAACAGACAATTAAAGTGGAAAAAGAAAGCATTATCAACACCGAGGCCCGAAGATTTAAGGAATTCAGATTAGCTGAAAACCTTACCCTCATGGAAATTGCCGAAATTATAGGCAGAAAATTCTCTCATGTACAGAAATTCGAGGACGGTTCCAGGCGCATCCAAATAAAGGATATCAAGACGCTGCATCTTAAATTGGGCATGTCCTATGAGTGGTTTTATCACGGCAAAGGAAGTCGCAAATACAAAGAAAATCCAGATAAGTCTTCATTGATTAATATTGTCGATGAGCTCAGGACCACCATCAAAATCCATGAAACCAAAATAGAGCAGCTAGACACGGCGTTAAAGAAGATTTTCAGGGATTTCTATGCAAAATAA